GGTCCCCACGTAGAGTGAGACGCGATACCGGCTTCAGTCGTGCTGACCGCTGGAATAATGGTTGTAAGATCAATTTCACTTACATTTACACCCGGAGAAACCTGAAAGGCCATCGTCGTCTCCCTCTCTTATACAGACGAGTTACAGTCGTTCCTTCTATTTATAAGTTACCTAAACTCAGAGTCTGGTATTATAGAATCCTGAGTCAAAGCGCCGGCCTTCTATCGAGTTGGGTTCGTCGTCTATACCGTCGTCTATATATCCGGCGGGAAGAACGTCGTCCTCGAACATGGCGGCCTGCTCCTCGAGAAGCTTCTTGCGAAAGTCGGTGTTCGTAAGCTCCTTGAAGAAGGTCTGCCTAGCGAGCCAGCCGAACATGACCAGCGTCATAACTAGGTCGTCATTGCAGCCCTCTTCAGCCTCATACGAGTTTCTAGAAGAGACGAACGTAGACAGTTCGCTGATTGTATCGAAGTCTCTGACGATCAGCTTATGCGACTCGATTAGATCTTTCATGTTCGCGCAACCGATCCTCTTGACGGGAGCCGTCATACGAAGACCCAGCTGCGACCTAGCCGCGAATCCACCGCCGAGCTTCTGTCCCGCTCGACCGCGGTTGGTAGTACTTAAAATATTCTCGTATTCCAACTCGAGCAGGAGGGAGTCGGCGACCTGCTGGCCTACGTCGTTCGTCTCGACTAGGGCCATCGCATTATTATATATGCGCCCGCATCGAGCGACTATGTCTGGGAATAGCGCCGATGGTATCTGATTGTTCTTATACTTCGCGACCTGCTCGTACGGAATGCTCGATACGTCTATGACTGATATAGCGCTACTGTCGCCCTCCACTCCTCTAGCCGTGTCGACCGTCATTACGTAGGTATGATCTCGCTCTGGAGTTTTATACATCTCGAATCCAATGTTGTCTCGAGTCGGCAATGAGAACGCGAGATTTCGAAGAATCGTCGGGTTGATGAGAGTGTTAGTCGAGCCGATAAACTCACCCTCAAATTCTTGCCTCCACTGCTCGAGAGAGGTATTCTTGATCGTCGTCTCGCGAAACTTATCGTCTCGTCCCGGAGTGTCTCTCCAATGAACTTCGATGGGAATGTATAAGCTTCTCTTCTCGATCGCGTCGCTCCACATCTTATAGAAGTGGTTGAGGCCGAACGGAGTAGATACGACGATGATCTGAGTAGTCTCACCCGAGCTAATGGTCGGATAGACTGAGCTAAAGAAGTGCTCGGCGATGTTTCTTGGCACGAACGCATACTCGTCGAGGAATATCAAGTTGTAGGTGCCGCCTCGGACGGCGCTGCTGCTCGTCGCTGCGGCTATGACTTTCGATCCGTTCTCTAGCATGATGTTGCCCTTGTTCCACGTAACCACTCCCTGCTGCAACCAAGCGGGTAGGTGCTCGTACGCGAGCTGAAGTTTCGCCAGCATGTCTCGAGCAAGGACGCCTTTGTTAGCTAGGATGGCGATCGACTGCTGGTCGTAGAACAGAATCTTCCACAGCATGAACGACACGACGGTGGTGCTCTTACCCGTTTGACGTGGTAGCTTACACACGACGAAGCGGTTGTCTTTGAACGTCTGCACCATGTCCGCTTGATAGGAATACATCTTAAACGGAACGAGGCCGCGGTCGACATTGACGATGCGAATGTAGTTCTCGATGAAGTATACTGGATCTCGAGTACACCTGACATACTCGTTGTACTGCTCTTCAGTGAACTCAATCTTTACACCGGCGGCCTTTAAGTTAGGATTACCGAGGTACGTCTTCGATGAGGGGCCGTGGTAGTTCGTCGCCATAGGCTGGGCTGGAGACGTTAAGTAAGATAGTTCGTCCTCGACCTCCTCGTCCTCGACCGATACCGGCTCGGCCACTCGCGGCGGCATGCGTTTCTCGACCGCCAGCTCCTCGGGAAGTTCGACTCCGCGTTCTCGATTATCTCCAGACGCCTGCTCGTGCACGGCCTTCTTGACCCACGCTCCGATCGTCATTCCAGCCTGCTCGGCCGCATGCTTAACGAGATGCCTAGTGGCTTTGTCGATGCCCTTGACACCCCACGGCATATCCTCGATCTTTTTATCCTTCTCAGTCATGACGATGCAGTCGGTCAGATCTTCTTATGTCTCTGCAAACCAATCACTGATCCCTCCTCGTGACTATCCTCTGCAAGTCCGCGGTCGATCCAACAAACACTGCGTTCACGGTCGTTCCCACCGCCTTAGTGCCGGGCATATCCTGCAAGTCTCGCTTCTTCTTCTTTAAGTCTATCAGGTCTTTATTGACCGACGCCAGGTGTGATATGAGTTGACCCGCGACCTCAAATGCCCTGGGATGCTCCGACGTCTTAGCTAGGTCGGCAGCGGCGCCGAGGATCGAACGACCCTCCTCTATGATCTCTCGAATATTTTTTCGAGCATAGTCGAAGTCATCGTCGTACGCGTCTTCAACGATCGCAGTCGCAGGAGTCGGTAGCTCCGGTATGTTCAGTATCTTGGCTAAGTTCTTATCTACGTCGCTCACGGTACGTCGTCGCCTCCGGTGACTGGATTGTACCTGCGCCCGTCGGTGAAGAAGAAGTTGTTTGGTGCGTACTTCCACGACGTATTGGACGATATAGTCTTGTAAGACACCGACAGAGCCGAGTTTGTAGTACCCACTCCATTGGCTAGGAGGCCGGGCTGAACGCGAAGGCGGCTGCTGACTCCAGCCGCGGCGATCTCCTCCGAGGTAAACTTCTCGTACTGTATGCCGTACAGAATGTCGACGTTCGCGACCGGCTTGACGACGTGAAAGTCTGTCTGAGCACGCTTGATGACGCCCTGCGTCCTGACTGGGCCGAAGAACCAACCCTTCATCGTAAAGTTGAACGAGTACACGAGCGTCTGGCGAGACTCGTACTCTCCCTCATAGAGGTCTTCGATCGTTATACCGTTGAGGATGGTCGGTACGTCCATCTTGATGCCCATCGACGGCACGACGTTGACTGTATTAGTCCACTCTGGCCCAAAGTACGGAACGATCTGTTCGACGATCTGCGCACCGTCGTCGGCGTTCTTGACGAAAGCGCTGAGAAGAAAGTCGATGTTCCATGGAACCGGGACGTATTGGTGACTCAATTTGTTGACGTCAGAGTTCTTAAGCGCTACGTTTTTAGTGGTTCCGGTAAGGCGCCGCGTGCCGTCATAGGTTATATTCGTTATCTCGAAGCCCAAGCGAGGTAGCTGAAGAGCTACCTGAGCCCTTAGGTCTGGATTCTCTCTAGTACGCACGAGCCACTTCTGCTTCGGGCCATACGCGATGGGAACCATGATCGCTTGTATAGTCTCACTGCTCGAATTTAGACGCCGCACGATTAGGTCGTCAAACATGTTGCCGAACGCTACGACATATCTGCGCAGTGACTGGTGATAGAAGGTCGAGCTAAACATTTAATATCTATCAACCTCTGAGAAAGGATTTCTTTCCGAAAAATCAACGTAGTCGTCGGCGAGGCGGCGTATAGTAGTATTGTTTGCAGTCCTAACGGTATCGACGAGGTTAAACTCCTGAAGAATCCAGTCGCTCTCCTCGTGAAGAAGCATGTCACCGTCCTCGAGGAGCGTCTGGTAATTGAGAGTGTCGGTGGTGTACCGAGTCTCGATAGAGTCGACCGCGGTATTGCCGGTGTCGAGGCGCTCGCTGCTGTAGGTGAATAGATCGCACGACAGGACGTATGTATACAGCCGCCCGTGCTGGTAGAAGACGTCTTCGTGCTCGACGAACTTAATCTCGTATATAGCACCATTTCCGCTGTTCATGAACGGCACGAATACGAGGTCGCCCTCCTTCGGTCGCGATCCCGATAGAGAGTATCCGTTGGCGCTACCGGACTCGAGAGAGAAGTTATGGACTGAGCCGTACGAGAGAGTATTCGCAGTCTCTACCTGTAGGTTGTAGTCGTTCTCGCTGATGATCCTCTCGCTGACGAACTGATCCCAGCGTCGGCGAGCCATGGTGAGCTTCAAGCTGTCTCGAATCTCAAGATTAAACTTACTGAGAAAGTCGCCCTCACCGTCGAGGTTGCGCACGTTGTTGAAGTAGACCTCTATGGGAACGGCCGTAGTAAATCGAGACAGTGGGTCCGCACCGAGGAGCAGGTCCTCGTTGAAGATCGTTCGCTGCAGGTACTGAACGTCTACACCGTACGTCTTGATGGACTCGATGATCAAGTCCTCGGCGACGCGCGCCTCGTTTAGAGAGCTGAAGTTTTTGAAGTACTTACTAACTGCCATGACCGAGCGCTAGTTCTGCAGGTCAAGAAGCACGCCACCGTAATCGAGATTGATGCGCTCCTCGAGTGTGTTGATCTCTTGGTTTGCTTCTTCCCAGATCTTCTGTCCGTTAAACGTAATGCCGCCGGGAAGGTTCATGCCCTCGAACTTCTTTAGGTTCTCGCCCCACTGCCTCTTTATGAGGGCGGTGGCATACTTCTTCAGCCAGATGTCGGACCAGACGTCGGAGTTTGCATTGGGATCGACGGTCATGTAGCCGTCAACGATGATGTACTCTCCGACCTTTATATCAGTGTCCCACTTCATGTCTATATACAGAGTGTTCGTCGAGCGGTTGAACCGAATCGGCTTCGAGCCGACAAAGATTTCCTCAAGAGTCTCGATGTGGCGCATGGCCATGACGTACGGTACGTAGGTGGTCGAAGTGAAGTCGAATAGGTCGTTGAGATGGATCTGGTACCGAATATTGAATAGGTTAGACACATTGACTGCTCGACCGATGTCGAATATCGATATGACTCCGTTAAATGTCGACGGCAGGGACAGGTACTCGTTGTCTATATCGGACTGCGTGACTACGTGCTTGTACAGGACGCGCTCGGTGCCGTCGAAGTGGTAGTCGCGATAGTGCGAGAGGGCGTCGTCGAT